GTGTGAAGGAGATTGTGGCAGGGGGATTGCCGCCACCCCGTAATCATTATAGTTTGTTTTTTTTGAGTTTTTTCTTCAAAGCATCAGTAATCAAAATTAAATGGTCTAGACCATATTCGCTTAAAGCCATGTTTACAGACTGCAAAACAACCCTTACATTTCCATGTTCATAATTTTTGTTTTTAGAATTTATTTTGTCTAAAGACGGGGCAAATGGATTTTTTTGAGTGCCGTTTGGTGGAGATAAATCAAAAGGTAATCCAGTTAATTCACATTTTCCATCTTTTAGTTTTTTAATTACAGAATCAAGCGTAATAGTTACCTTTCCACCTGATTTTTTGCTTCTATTTATTGCCGCTCTAAGTAAAATTTTTGCTCTAAAAACTGGGTCTTGACGCATTACTTTTTGATATGAAGCAGAAGCTTTTCTTTGCAATCTAAGTGATTTTTCGTAAGTTTCAGGCTTTACCCAAGATTCTACAAAATAACCATCTTGTTTAATTCTTGATGGGTGGTAACTCAAAAACCTGTAACCATCCTCACGAACACAGCCCCGTGTAAATGGTTTATTTGTTTTTGAATTGAGCCTTCTCATGGCTATAGTTTATTCTTAGCCCTGTAAAATTGCAACAAATGACTAAAGCAATCCCACCCGATTCGCAGGTCATCTTCAGGTATCTCTAGTAGTTTAGCCTTATTTTGTAAGGCATTAACATAAACAATGGCACACCGTGCCTTGGGCATTTCAAAGCCCATACGGTAGGCTGCCAATTGCATATGATGGTCAAAGTAGGTATCTAACTTATCCACATCTTTTTCTGTGGTTTTAAAATCAATCACAAACCCGTCAGATTTGGGGTGGTGATGGGGTCGGCTAATCAGGTCACATTTACCGCCATAGCCACCGTGAGCAAAGGACTTTTCTGAAAGCCATAGCTGTTGCCCAAAATGCTCGTTTATAGCCTTTTCTACCACTCTGACATACGCAGGTAACTCAGGTAGGTAAACGCCCTCGTAAAACGCTTCTATGACACCGTGTATCTGTGTGCCACGCTCGGCAGCTTGTTTGGCGGTTTCCTTGCTGTCAGCAACTACCCGACTTAGCCAATCTTCTTCAGATTCACCCTCTAAGCGAGGTAATGTAAGTGCAGCGAGTATGGCTTGTTGTTGTTTCCATACATCAAGTGCGGGTTTCGCAGCACAATTGATAATGGTAGTAACTGAGGGAACAAAGCCCTCTTTACGGGCATCTCGCACCGTTGTATTGCGGATTTTGCCATTAGCCCCTTGTATGACATAGGCTGGCTCGCCATTTGGTTTATACCAATGGCCCGATTCTGCGGCTACATCTTTCACTAACATAATTCCCCCTAGTAAACATTACATTAACGATAATACGGCTTTTCTGTCATCCGAGTTACTAACTCGGTCAGCACAAGCCTGAACCACCGTTTTAATGACTGTTTCAAGGTCATCAGGACAAAAGCCGATGATAGGTACTTCTTCATCGTAGCCCCGCTCTTGAAAAGTTTTGACCGTATATTTTTGGTCGATAAAGTCTTTAATCAAATGGTTCATGGCTTTCTCCTTTAAGGTTACCCCCTAAAATGGAACATCGTCATCAACAATTGCAGCTTCCTGCAACATCTTATTTACATCTTTTTTGTTACGCATTTCAGCCGATTGCATGATTTGGTCTTTTAGACCTTGCGATAAGCTGTCAAACACTTCTTGGTCAAACTTTTGCAAGTCAAACAATACGCATGGGTTTACGCCTTGTGGCACACCTGCCTTTTGTACGATTGCGGGTACTGGCGTAATGGCTACGGCATCGGCATAGACATTGCCGTTATTAGCGGTTCTATGCTGTACGGTAACCATGCACCATTTATCCAAGAGCTTGCTAATGTCAAAGCCACGCAACTCATCATCGGTAAATGATTTGCCACGCCAGCTTTCCAAGTCCTTCCGTAACGAAGCCTTATCGCCTAGCGAAAGCGTGTAATTGCGTGTTTGGATTAAGGGTTTGCCGTCATCGGTTTTTAGGTCATCACCGTGCAATTCCCAAAAAAACTTAACTTTGCGTAGCATTTTGGTTTGACCCATGTACTCGGTGGTCTGCGTTCCAAGGTCTATGACCCTATATAATCTGCCCAGCCAGCTACCTGCTGGTGCAATCTTGAACTCTTTTTTCTGTGTAGTAGAGCCTGTCACAATCATTGTTTCCCCCCAAAAATATTAGAAAAATCGTCAAATACTTCAGACAATATAGGAGTTACCCTAGTTTTCTTAGGGAATCCACAAGCGTATCTCAGCGTATTCATCTGTGATGCGGTCAACATATTGCCCTCTTCCAAGTTATCAAAAATTACAGATAGTTCATATTCCAATTCAGATTGGTCATCCATCATTTGTCTATCATCCATAGTCATCTCCATAAGTTAGCCTGAGTAGTCAGGTAATTCCAATATAAACCTTTTTTTAGTGGTTTGCAATATGTGTTGTAAAAATAGCCACTTATTGTTAAACTTTCGTAATGAAAGTAAAAATGGTCGATGCCCAAATAATTGACTTGTTGGGCGGTGCAATAAAAGTCAGCAAACAAATGGATGTGTCGGTACAAGCCGTACACAAGTGGAAACGAGAGGGGATACCTGCGGGTAAGCTGGTAATGATGGCTGCCCAAATCGAAAAGGAATCACACGGATTAGTTACCCGAAAAGACCTGTTTCCCCAGTCCTACCAAGTTATTTGGCCTGAGTTGCAATAGGGCAATTTTTTGTTATAATGATAGGGCAGATTGAACCCTGTTTAGTTATAACTCCAAAGACCCTATAGGGTTGCTTTGAGCGTTTTGGAAAGTCCGTGGAGTGCTTCCTAAAGCGGGTTCAACTTAGAGCAACCTTATGGGGTTTTTCTATTTCTGCCCTAGATGAAAGAGAAAACACCAGTTTTCTTAGGCGAGAATTGATGTTTTCTTTTTCTTCTTTGTTTTGGTCTTTCCTGAACTGACAGGGCATCTTCTCAAATCTTTGGGGGGGTAGGGGGGGTTTGTAGTTTTGTTTCTTGTTTGTTCTTTTAAGGGCAAGTTATGGGTAGAGAAGAACAGAATTTAATACTTATTAAAAAATTTGCCTATTATGTTTTAGGTAAAGAAAATGGGCGTTTACAATTTGATGGCGTATCGCCTTACGACTTATGTGCTATGGCTTTGCAAAAAATTGGCATTAACCAAAACAAAATGCAAGCCCGTAAATTTGTTAAAAAAAATTTAGGCACAATTCAAAATTACCTTGTAAGGCAACAGCAAATACACAAGCCTGAACCACCAACAAGGCAACCCAAAAACTATGTAATACGCAAAATTACTATTGATGTGGAAGAAAAGCCACGCCAAATAACACCTAAAAATTTATCTTTTTTAGAAAAAATGCCTTCAAAACCTGTAGTTATAAAACCGCAGGATTACAGCAAAGCTAATTTTTTGAAGTCTTTTGAATGGCGTAAGTTGCGTATGGAAGCCCTTATTAAATATGGTCGTAAATGCGTTTGTTGCGGTGCTACGCCTGAAACTGGTGCTGTAATGAATGTTGACCACATAAAGCCAAGAAAAACGCACCCTGAGCTTGCTTTAGATATAAACAATTTGCAAATACTATGTTCTGATTGCAATCATGGCAAAGGTAACTGGGATTCTACTGATTGGCGAAACCTTTAAGTTATATAAATATATAATTTTATAACTTGTAAGGGTATATCCTAATAAACTTTAGTTTAAATATCTATACAGTTACAGGTATTAACACAGGGGGAACTATGAAATACATCGCAATACTATTAACGCTAGGCATTAATACTGTTTTTGCCCAAACCTATGTCATTACTAATCCGCAAGGATATGTAACTGGCACAGTTCAAGTTCAAGGCAACCAAGCTCAAGTCATCAACAATCAGGGTTATGTGGTGCAAAACGCCACAATTTACCCAAATCAGGTCGTTACCTCGCAAGGATGGGCAATTGGTACGCCTAGCTATACTGTGCCTATGTCACCACCTAGCCCACCAAGCCCA